GGAATTGGAACGTTTGAAAAAACGCGACCCGGACTTTTGGCGTGTATATGGCGAAGGGCAACGTGCGGTGTTCAGTCAACGACAAATCTTTCGCGATTGGAACTACATTGACGAATCGGAATTTCCCGACGAACTTGATTGGTTCATGGGTTGTGACTTTGGCTATACAAATGACCCGACGGCAATTTGTTTGATTGCAAAGAAAAACGACAAAGTGTTTGTCAAAGAAGTATTGTACAAAACCGGAATGACAAACCGTGACATTGCAAATCATTTGAAGTCGTTGGAACTTGATGACCTTTTGATGTATTGTGATTCCGCCGAACCAAAATCAATTGAAGAATTAAAACAAATGGGAATTTTAGCAAAGGGGGCAATCAAGGGCGCGGGTTCAATCAATGCCGGGATTTCACTTATGAAGGAATTTGATTTCTATGTTTCCAACAAAGCAACCAACGTCAAATCCGAACAAATGAAATACGTTTGGGAAGAATTAAAGGACGGGACAATAATCAACAAACCCGTGGACAAACACAATCATGCAACCGACGCGTTGCGATATGGACTTTATTCGAAATACAAAAATCGAAACGAATTCTTTGTCATTTAAAATTTCGTAAATTTGAACAAAATTTTCTTTCATGGCATCACTACTTCAACGCCTTTCAAATCTAATCACAAAAAACGCGCAACAAACTGCCGAAGCGTACAACAAGGCAATTTATCAATATTTAGGTGAATCAATAGTTTGGAATCCTGAAAACGATGATTCATATATTCAACAAGGGTATCGAAAGAACGCGACAATCTATTCACTTGTCAACATCATAACAAAAGCGGCAACAACCATTCCGTTTCAAGTGTACGAAAAGACAAATGAAAACGACCTAAAAAGATACAAGGCATTGACAAGCGGGACAATTGATTCCGGCGCACTTTACAAAGCGGAAATCCTAAGAAAACAAGCGTTGAACGAATTGGAAGGAACGCCATTGCATGAACTATTGGAACGTCCAAACCCTTCGCAATCTTACAATTCATTTTTGACTGAATTGATTGCATTCGGAAAACTTACCGGCAACCGATACATCTACGGAATTGCACCGGAAACCGGAATGAATCAAGGGCGTTATTCTGAACTTTATGTCATGCCGTCGCAAGTCATGGAAATTGTTTCGGGCGGTTTTATGCAACCGGTCAAAGGATATCGAATTGAATACAACGGGACATTTGATTTGCCCGCTGACGACATTTGTCACATCAAGGATTTCAACCCGTATTATGACGGGACGGGTTCGCATTTGTACGGTCAATCGCCTTTGCGTGCTGGACTTCGTTCACTTACAACAAACAATGAAGCCGTCACAACTGGTGTAAAGTATTTACAAAACCAAACGGCGCGTGGTGTCTTAATGAGTGAAGAAGGCGACCTTAATGAAATGCAAGCGCAACAATTGAAAGACAAATTCCGCCAACAATTCCAAGGTTCAAACAATGCGGGTGATGTAATAATAACACCAAAAAAATTGTCTTGGGTTAACTTCGGATTGAACGCCGCTGACGTGTCACTTATTGAACAATACAACGCATCAATCAAGGATTTGTGTAATGTTTACAACGTCCCGGTTCAACTATTAAACAACACCGAATCAACTACTTACAACAACATGAAGGAAGCCAAAAAGGCATTGTATCAAAATGCAATCATTCCTGAACTTGTCAAAGTACGCGACGAATTGAACCGTTGGTTGGTTCCAAAGTTTGGTGACAATTTATTCCTTGACTTTGACTTCACAACAATTCCTGAATTGCAAGAAGAAACGGAAAAAGTCGTTGGACAATTGACGCAAGCGTGGTGGTTGACGCCAAACGAAAAACGTGTTGCGATGTCATACGGTCAAGATGAAGACACCCCGGCACTTGATGACTATTACATACCGGCGAACCTTATTCCAACACAAAACGTTGGTGTTGAAATGCCTGACCCTGACCCTATTGAAGACCCGAAAGACGACAAGCCAATTGACGAAATGGTCAAGCTATTCAAGGCGCTTGTCCCGGGAATGACCGACGTGTTTACAACAGTTGAAGAAGCTGAAGCGCGTGCGGTTGAACTTGGCGGAAAACCTTCACACCACCAACATTCATTTGACGGCGAAACAGTTTACATGCCTTTTGATTCGCATGAAGCGTATGAAGCCGCGATTGAAGCGCAAAAGAATTATCACGATGAAGAAGAAGAAAAACAGATTTCAGCGCGATTGAAAGCCGCACTTAAAAAGAAGGTTGAAGAACACAACGACGAAGTTGACAACAACCCTGACAAATCAACTGACGTTGACACGTTGTTTGAAGTTTATGAACGTGGTATTGGCGCGTACAGAACCAACCCACAATCGGTTCGACCGAATGTTTCTTCACCCCAGCAATGGGCAATGGCGCGTGTGAATTCTTATTTGTTTGCACTTAGAAATGGAAAGTTCCGTTCAGGAAAACACGACACCGATTTGTTACCCGAGGGACACCCAATGAGTTCAAAAGAAGAAGAAGAAAAAGACGGTCACACGTTTGACAATTACCCACAAAGCGCAACCAACAACGCAAAACGAATGATTGAGTGGCGCGAAAAATACGGCGACGAAGTACGCGCGGGAACCCCAACGGGTTGGCGAAGGGCGCGCATGATATCTGAACGCGCACCTTTGAATGTTGACATGTTGCGAAGAATCAATTCATTTTTTGCACGTCATGAAGGCAACGAAAAAATCGCGGAACAATACAAGGAAACGCCATGGAAGGACAACGGTTTTGTTGCATGGAATCTTTGGGGCGGGACTTCAATGCGTAATTGGGTCAAAGAAACATTGTCTAAACTTGAAAACGAATAAAAATGGCTAATGAATTAAGATTTTCGCATATATGGCAAAAAGCAAACCTTGGACAATTTGGTTGTCGCGTTTTGGAATCCGGGGATTCAACGCCCGCGGGTGAATACTTTCACACAATACGTCCATTAAAAAATTCAAGTTTTACCGCCGACAACAATACAACCGGCGGTGATTCTTCAATAACAATCACAAACGTTGAAGCGGCGTGCGATATTGTTGGACACTTTGACAATATAAGTTGTTCGCATGGAAAAATTATTTGTTACTTAATTTGATAAAAATGAAAGAACTATCAAAAGAAACTAAATTCAATATGTCAATCGAAACAATCATTTCGTTGGCGGGCGGACTTATTATTGCGACGGGTTTTTATTTTAATTTAAAAGCGCAAATCAATGAAGCAATGTTGCAACCCGAACCCGTCATTTCGCGTCAAGAATACGATTTGAAAGACAATGCGATTCGTTCGGAAATAATGAACAACCGGGAACTTATTGAAAAAAACTTTGAAAAACTTGAAATCATTGAAGCGCGTTTGTATGAATTAAAAACCAACTAAAATGAAAACTTTGTTGCTTGTATTGTTGGCTTTGTTTGTTCCTATCAAATCAGTCCATGCGCCAGTTGAAAGCAACGAAATAACAGTCTTACAAATCAACGCCCGTTGGAATCAAAATAAAACAATCAACTTGAATGGATTAATTGGTTGCAAAGTTCAATTTGGTTGGCTTGAAAATCAAAACAGTCAAATGAAATCCAATATCAAAACCGTTCCAATTGTTGTTGTTTACAAAGGTTCAAAACCCGTCAAACAATGGACGGCGGATTTGTCATTTTCACTTGACGTTGATGTAAACGAAATACAAACCTACATTGATAAAATACGATAAAATGAACATTTACAAAGACAAAGAATTGCGCGGTTATATTGGTGCGGGAATTATATTTTTTCTCGTCATGGGACTTTTGTTGTTTTTAGCTTTTTATCAAATCCCGGAATCAAACAACGACATTTTCAAAGTGATTGTCGGAATGCTTGTCGGTTCATTATCTGTTGTGATTGCAACTTTTGTTGGCAAAGACCCTGAAGAAGTTTCTAAAATGAAAGCGAAAAACGAAAGTTTGGAAAAACAAGTTGCGCAAATCATTGACGAAAAAGACAAGATTGAAAAAACGTTGCGCGATTTACAAACCGAAGTGATTGAAAAACTTTCCATTTCGGGCGTGAACTTTGAATTCAAAAACACAAAAAAATAAGATGCAAGCATTGAGGGAAAAAGAAATTGTCAAAAAAGATTTCGTTGACGATTGGCGTTCGGCTTTTTCAAAGCGTTTGGAACGTGCTGAAAACCGCCTTGTCGCGCGTTTAAAGCGTTTCTACAAGCGAAACTATTTTCAAGCGATTGACACCTTCATTCAAACAAGCAACATTCAAACTGAAGGGATTTTCAAAACCGACGATTGGACAAACATTTACATTGCAATTTATACTGACATCGGTTTGGACTTTGCCAAGTGGTATGCAGACAATTTTCGGCGGTATATTCCAAAGGCATTTGATTCGGAAAAACTTGAAGACGTATTTCAACAAGCGTTTAATGCTTACGCCTTACAACATGCCGGAACGCAAGTCGTTTTGGTTCAAGGAACTGCGCTTGCAACACTTAAAAAGATTTTACAAAGAAGAATGCAAGACCCTGAATTCAATTCACTTGGTGAAGCGGCGCGCGCCCGGATTTTACGTTCAGAGTTCACACGATATTCAGATTTCCAAGCACGTCGGTTGGTTCGTACTGAAGCGACAAACGCGGCAAACCTTGGTGTTGAAAAAGGCGCAACAACCTTGTTTCCGCCCGACCAATTGAAAAAGCGTTGGATAACTGCGCGCGACGGTCGTGTGCGTTCTTTTTTTAACGGCGACAAAGCCGACCACGTTGAAATGGAAAGACACCCGGATATTCCTTTTGACGGGTTTTTTGACGTGCCGACTGAAATTTCAAGTGATAAAATGCGACGCCCCGGTGACCCTTCAGGTTCGGGGGCAAATCGAATCAATTGTCGTTGCGGTATCATTCCAATTCCGGTTGAAGGTGCGCAAGCGCGTGAAGGATTGACGGGTGTTGGTGTTGGCTTGTCCGGCGCGGGAACTTCGTCAATTGTCTAAATTAAAAATTTGTAAATTTGTAAAAAATAAAAATATGTCTATTTTATTCAAAACCGCGCCCGTTGGGGAATTGCTAGACGCCGATGAAAAGGCGGGCATTGTCAAGGGTTACGGTTCTTATTTTGGAAATAAAGATTCTGACAACGACGTGATTGTCAAAGGTGCATATAAAAAGACCATTGAAGAAAACGGCGAACGTGTCAAATACTTATACCAACACGACATGTTCAAACCAATTGGAAAAATGGTTGAACTATATGAAGACGACAAGGGACTTGTTTTCGTTGCCGAGGTTGCAAAAACGCAACTTGGAATGGACACGATTGAACTAATGAAAGCCGGCGTCATCACCGAAAATTCGGTTGGAATTATGCCAATACAAAAACAACAAAAAGGGGAAATTCGCGAAATATCAGAGGTCAAATTATACGAAATAAGCGCGGTCACAATTGCCGCCAATGACCAAGCGAAAATCCTTGATGTAAAAAATGAAGCGTTGACAAAGCAACATTGTGAACGTTTTGAAAAACTTGCCAAGCTAATACGCAAAGGCAATATTTCGGACGAAATGGGATTGTCCATTGAAGCCGAACTTTTAAAGCTAAAATCATTGTTTGAACAATTCACAACGCCGGTTGAGGAAACCACGTTGCCGAAAAACGAGGTTGACGCTGCTGAACCTTTTAATTATATGTTGAACCTTCTTCAAAAAATTTAATCATGGAAGAAAACACAAAATCTCAAATTGACGCGATTGCAAAAGAAATCGAAGTCAAATTTGAAAACGTTGCGTCAACTAACAAAGACGAATTCAACGCGTTGACTGAAAAATTCAACGAACTGAATTCAAGAATTGACGCCCAAGAAGTAGCGACTAAAAAATTCAATGAAAGTCGTGAACCAAAATCATTCAAAAATTCACTTACAAAAGCAATTTCCGAAGGTGCGCTTGACGCCCTTAAAAACGGAAATGCGCGTTCCGCAAAATTTGACATCAAAGCGGGTGACATGACAACTGCAAATTCATATACCGGTGAAGTAATTCCAGCGGATAGAGTTGCGGGATATAAGTTTGACCCAACGCGTTCAACGCACGTTCGTCAACTTATTCCAGTCGGAAGCACACAATCTGACGTTGTTCGTTTCGTAAAGGAAAGCGCGTATGACAATGGCGCCGCGGCAACTGCCGAAGGTTCTACGCTTGCGCAATCCGATTTCGATATGACTGCAAGTGATGCCAACGTTCAGAAAATTGGAAGTTATTTCCGAATCTCTGAAGAAATGCTTGCAGATACGCCACAATTGACAAGCTATTTGTCAGCGCGTGCGCCTGAAAAACTTTTGGAAGTTGAGGACACACAAATTTTAAGTGGAACCGGAGTTGCCCCACAATTAAGTGGTATCATCACCGATTCAACTGACTTTGCGGCTGGCGGATTCGCTAACGCAATTGAAAGCGCAAATGAATTTGACGTTCTCACGGTTGCAATGAACCAGCTTGCACTTGCAAACTATCAAGCCAACTACATTATGATAAACCCAACGGACTTTCACAAAATATTGTTATTGAAAGATTCAAACAACAATTATTTGAAAGACCAATGGTATCAAGGACTTGAACCACGTATCAACGGCGTTCCCGTAGTTCTTTCAACTGCAATCACTTCCGACAAATACTTAATCGGAAACTTTAATGTTGGAACACAACTTTGGGTTCGTGACAATGTTTCTGTTGAATTCTTCAGAGAAGACGGCACAAACATTCGTGACGGTTTCGTGACTGTTCGTGTAATGGAAAGAGTTGCATTGACTAATTACCTACCAAACGCATTTGTGAACGGTGATTTCAGCGTTGACAAAGCCGCGCTTGAAACTGCTTAATAAGTAAGCAAATAGACCATAAAAGGGGCGCATTTGTGTCCCTTTTTTTTGTGCTTTATATTCGTACAAATAAAAAATTTTACTTTTTTTTGAAAAAAAATTTGGTATTTAAAAGAATTGTTTTATCTTTGGGGTATTAAATAATGAAACAAATGAATTTTTTATCTGACATTAAAATCAAAAAAGGTTTAAACGACAAAGAAATTAGAAACAAATTTGTCAACAACGTTGAACGAAGAATTGCTACAATCTACAAAGCAAAATTGCAAAATGAATTTTCTTATGATTTGTCTATTCTTTACAGAATGAAAAACGACCCTTCAAGATATATTGATACATTTGTTCAATTCGTATAAATTTTAAAACAATGAAAAACATAAAAGGAATAAGCAACGAAAAAATGGTTCAATACTATTTTGATTTATGGAATGATTCAAACAGACGTGCCGACAAATTAGGGCATGAAGTTTCATGTTTAAAATCATTGCTTGACAAAGTCATAAGAAACCAACACACCGTCAATGACAAATTGTTGAATGAAATTTTTAAAGCGTTGGGACGATGAATAAATTTGAACAAATGATTTACGTCGGCGTTTTCACAATTGGTGTTGGCGCGTTGATTGTTGGATTCCTTGCGTTCGCCGCTTGGTTTGATACGATTGTATTATGACACTTATTCAGCAAATAAAAGAACAGTTGAAGGAATTGGAATCGAAATCGGATTTCATGACCGTTCATGATAAGATTTTTTTGTCAAGGATTTCAAAAAGAATCGAAGACCTTGAACACCGCATTCGGCAAAAGTCGGATTTTTAATTTTTCATTATTTTTCTATTTGGTTTTAATTGTTGAAAACCCGTTGAACATTCAGCGGGTTTTTTTTGTAATTTGGTTACAACCAACAAAAACAAATGAACACCAACCAAAAAGGTTGTTTCGCTGAATACAAATTCGCGACCGCCGCAATGGAATGCGGACTGAACGTTTCAATGCCTTTGCTTGATTCGTCAAGATACGATTGTATTGTTGAATATGAAGGGCGGCTTTCAAAAGTACAAATCAAAAATGCAAATGAACGGGTACAATCTGAAGTCAAAAAAGGGGTTCACGTAACAATGCGAACGACTGGAAATTTTTACACAAAAGATTTGGTTGACGTTTTTGCGATTTATGTTTTTGACGGTTTTTTCATTATTCCAAATGAAGAACAACGCGCCTTCAGGTTTATTCCCGGCGGAAAGTATTCGAATTTTTTTAATAACTTTGCACCATTCTTCAATTAGTAAGATTTTTTCATTGTTTCATTAGGAAAAAGCGTCGAATTTGTTCGGCGTTTTTTTTTGTATTTTTGTTAAATAAAATCACAAATCATGAAAGTAAAAATGACAAAGCGCATCAAGCACGGTTCAAACTTGTTTGAAGCTGGTGAAATTTACACAGTTGGCGCAATCACGGGTTCTGCATGGGTTTCAAAAGGTTACTGCGAAGAACACAAAGAAGAACCAAAACCCAAAGCAAAAAAGGCAAAAAAAGAAGAACCTAAAAGCGAAGAATAATGCGACAAATTGAAATCGTATCGACAACGGGTTCGGAATTGATTACAACTTCAGACGTTAAAGACTACGTTCGTATAGACACAACCGCTGACGACACGTTGATTGACCGCATGATTGTTCAAGCGCGCATTTGGTGTGAAAATTATATTTCGCGCGACATAGTTGCAAAACAACGCAAATATTACATGGACAAAGCCGAAGGATTCATTCAGATTCCTTTTGCGCCCGTTGCGTCAATTTCAAGCGTGACCGTTCAGGGTCAAACGGCGGAATATGAGGAAAAGGGATTGAACAAAGAACAAATCATTTTGACAAGTGGTGTCAATCAAGTTTTGTCCGGTTCAAATACGCCTTTTGCAAAGGAAGTTCTAATCACTTACACAACGGCGGGATTGTCGGACGATTTAATCAAACAAGCACTTCTTCAAATGGTTTCAACTTATTATGACAATCGTGCTGACTTTGTTGAAGGCGGGCGCATATTAAGTGAAATCCCGACAAACGTGAAGTCGATTTTGTCTTCACACAAACAAATGTTTGTATAATGCAAAGCGGTGATTTCAATTCGCGAATTAAGATTTTGCGCCTTACAAAGTCCGCGGACGGTTTTGGGGGGTTTACATCAAGCGAATCAACAATTGCGACGGTTTGGTGCAATCAAGTCGAGAAACGCGGGGAAATCGAACAAGAAGGCGGTTTGCGGCAACGTAAACTTGAAATTGAATTGCAATTCAGGAAAAAGACCGCTGACCAAATTTTGGATTCGGACATTTTACAATTTGACGGGTCAAGCGAAAAAATGAGAATCAACGACCGAATTGATTCGGTTGAAGACTTTTTTACAACAATCAAAGCGACTGAAATATAATGGCAAAGTTTCAATATTCACGTGTTTATGTTGACCCGGTTGATTTGAAAGAACTTGACCAAAAAATGAAACGTTTGTTCAGATTGTCAAAACAAGAATTGTCAAATGAGGTTGGAACGTGGGGACTTACAACGCAACGACTTGCAAAAGAACGTGTCCCGCGTGACACGGGTGATTTGATGAAGTCAATCAAAGCACAACGAGAAGGTGACCAAGCCGTTGTTGAAGCTGGTATGAAATACGCGCCCTATGTTGAATTCGGAACGGGGCGTGAAGTTGATTTGTCAGAACTAAAAGAACTTGGAATTCCTGAATCTTATGCTGAAAAATTCAGGGGAAAAAAGAAAGTGGATTTGCCGGCGCGCCCTTATTTGTACAATTCAGCGCGTGAAGCATTACGCGACATGTTGTCAAACATGAATCGTAAAATTAAAAACATTGTAAGATGAAAGACCCAATTCGTTTTGTTCGCAAAGGAATCCTTGACGCCCTTGACGGGAATGTTCAATTGGATTCGGTTGACGTCCCGGTTTATGGGCGCGTCCCTTCAAATGCAACGTTTCCTTACATTCGTGTTTATTCACTTGAAACAAACGAAATTGACAACAATCGTGATTCATACAACACCGAAGTCATCACACGAATCGAAGTCAATACGCGTTTTGATTCCGACACCGGGGGTGAACTTGATTGCAATATAATCACCGACAAAATTGCGCAAATCGTACGCACACGTTCGGGGGGTTATGTTGACCTTGGTTCAAATGGTTTTAAAATATACACTTCACAAATCGAATCAATTTCCTATGTTGAAGACGACATGATTGACAAAACTTATTTTCGTTCGATTATGGAACTATCAAACCGCGTGTTTCAAATATGAGAAGAATTGACCAAATCATTGTTCATTGTACGGCAACACCCGCCGGACGTGAAACAAGTGTTGACGAAATTCGACGTTGGCATTTGGAACGCGGGTTTTCTGACATTGGTTATCATTTTGTCATTGGACTTGACGGGTGCATTGAAGACGGGCGACCAATTGAAAAAATTGGCGCGCATTGCAAAGGAAAAAACCGTCATTCAATTGGCGTTTGTTACGTTGGCGGAATGGACAAAGAAATGAAAAATTGGATTGACACCCGAACGCCGGAACAATGCTTGGCACTTGAGGAACTACTTTGGCAACTGAAGGGAATGTTTCCGCATGCGGGAATCTATGGTCACAATAATTTTTCGACAAAGGCATGTCCAAGTTTTGACGCCGTTGAAGAATACAAACATATTACAAACCAAAACGACGCACACAATGTCTAAAAAAAAGTCGTTCAAAGAAACGAAAGTCGGAAAATTCTTGAATCAAATCGGTTCAACCATTGGTTCGGGACTTGACGACGTATTGCCGGATTCGGGCGTTTTGGGCGTTGTAAAGCGTTTAATTGAAAAAGACGACACAATACCCCAACCGGATAAAGAAACCGCGCTGAAGATGCTGGAAATGGATTTGGTTGAAATGCAAGAAGTCACAAAGCGTTGGCAATCCGACATGTCAGCAACGGGAACTTGGTTGACAAAAAACGTGCGCCCTTTGACACTTGTCTTTTTTTCGCTTGCATACGTGACGGGTTGGTTTTTAGAATACCCGCTTGAATCAATCCAAGGTGTTTTGTCATTAATTGTTGGCGCTTACTTTGGAAGCCGTGGCATTGAAAAAGTCATGGGGAATAACCGTCACAAATAAAAAGTCAAATTGTAAATTCGTAAATTTGTAAAAATTTCGATTTCATGGCTTCACTTACTGACAAAAGAATAAAAAATACTTACGACGGGCTTTTAAAAACAACCGACAATGACCCGCTTGGTGGGAGTTATAAACTAATCACCGACGGGCTTGGAAATTCTTCAAATGTTTATTTAGGAACGGGCGGCGCGGTTGGAATCGGACAAGGTTCACCAAGGGGGAAATTTGATGTTGACGGTGAAGTTTATGTCACAACGCCAAATGGGATTGATTCTTTAAAAATATCAGATTTAAGCGTCAAAATTGGCGACTACGATGACGCTAACGGATATGCTTTTTTGCATTTAGATTCACAAGTTTTTAAATTCACAACCGATAGCGCTGAAGTGATGCGAATCACGTCAGACGGCAAAGTCGGAATTGGAACGGATTCACCGGCCGCTGGACTTCAAGTGTCCAAAGGTGGAACTACAATACCAACAGCCGGTTCTAATACGGCAGCTGCTGTTTTTGGCAATAGCACTTCTGACGATAATTATGGAGTTGCTATTGGTGCTAATTCTAGCGGGGTTGGCTATATAAGTTCACAAAGAACAGATGGCACAGCTACAACTTATAATTTAGCAATACAGCCCAACGGCGGCAAAGTCGGAATTGGAACGGATTCGCCTGACACAAAATTGGAACTTTACGGTTCACAAGCAAACGGTGACTCAAATCCTTTCATGGCTTTAAAAATTAGCTTTTTACATAATAATGGTAATGAATATGTAACTGAATACGGAAACAATCAATTTAAATTTGGTTCAAACCATTCTTATTATGTTTATCAAAATACATCTAAAATCTTACAACTTCAAAGTGGCACTTTTCAAGTTTTTACAAATAATACTGAAAAATTAAGAGTAAATTCATCTGGCAACGTCGGAATTGGCACGACTTCGCCGGTTTCTTCTTTAGAAATCAGCAAACAATTATCAGCCGTTTCAGCAATAGATTATTTACTTACTGTTTCATCAAGAGATGACGGAAATTCTATAAACCAAGCCGGGGGTGAGGGTGTTGGTATTAAGTTTAGAATAGCGGGCAATGATAGTTCAACACCAGGCAATAGTTTAGTTGGCGCTAGTATTGCGGCAATAAGAAAGGCATCATCTGACTCTGACAGTAGTACCAATTTAGCGTTTTTTACTACACAAAATGATGAGAATTTAGATGAATCAATGCGCATAACTTCAGACGGCAAAGTCGGAATCGGAACGACTTCGCCTTCATTCAAATTTGACGTTGTAGGTGACGGAATAAGAAACATTCGGTCAACTGCTGGTTGGGCGGGTTGGTTTCAAAACAATGCAAGTTCAAGCGGTGTCATAATAACTGCGGGCGTTGATTCAGGTGACGCGCCTTTGCTTGTAAGAAAACAAGATACAACTGAAATATTTAGCATCAGAGGAAACGGCACATCATATTTTCAAAACGGCAACGTTGGAATTGGATTGACTTCGCCAAGTCAAAAGTTAGAAATAGACGGCAATATATTATTGCAAAATAATGATGAAATAAGATTCAGAAATAGTGCCGGAACTGAAAGAACTGCAATTGAATTAGACCCAAGCAATAATTTTAATATCGGTACATCAGCTGGCGGCAATCTAAGATTCATAAACGGTTCGTCATATACTGAAAGAATGCGCATCACTAGCGCTGGCAATGTTGGAATCGGAACGACTTCGCCATATACAAATTTTGAGGTTGTAGGAAAGGGGTCGTTTGGTGTTGCGGGTTCTTCAAATTTAGGGGTTGAAATATCAAGCGTCAGCGCAATCCCCACTGCGCAAGTCAAAGGATATATTGCATCGGCAACTTCAGGTGCGGGGGGTGGCAATGGTGACTTATTAATTGCTTCAAGAACAAATGCAAGCACAAATATCAGATTTTTTGCGGGAAGCACAAGCGAAAGAATGCGAATTGATTCAAGTGGCAATGTTGGAATCGGAACGACTTCGCCAAGTAAAAAACTTCATGTTGCCACAACCGGTTCTGTTGATGTAGCAAAGTTTGAAACAACTGGCAATACCTCTATCTTAATAGAAAGAACCGCATCATTACAACCTGGCGCGGCAAAGTTAACTGTTGCAAATAATGGGCAACTAAAAATTGCATCTGATAATCTAATTAAATTTGCAACAAGCGGACATTCAGGCGGTACCGAAAGAATGAGAATAAACAACGACGGCAAAGTCGGCATTGGTACAACTTCGCCAGGGCATAAATTAACAGTTTTAGGCGGCAACATTCAAACTGACGGCATTGTTTACGCTAATACAATTAGAGATAACACGGGAGGGGATGTAGTTATTCAAGATAACTCTGGCAACGTTGGAATCGGCACGACTTCGCCAAACACAACACTTGAAGTTGGTGATTGTGATTCAAGCGACAACATTGCCGACGGTAACATTGCGGTAAAAACAAATACAAACAACACCGCAATAGTAATTCAAGAAGCGTCGGGCGCTGAACAATGGGGACTTGGTGTGAATGCTGACGGTGATTTGATTTTCACGGATTCAGGAACTGAAAGAATACGAATTGACGACGGGACTGGCAATGTCGGGATTGGAACAACTTCGCCGGCGGTTAAATTACACACATTTCAACCAAATGAAAATTGGATTTATGTTGAAACAAGCGGCACAGATGCGATTGGAGGATTAAGAACACAAAGTTCAACCGGGGCAAGACAAAATACTTTATACAGAAACGTAACAACAAACCTTTTAACATTAAGGTCAGGAACAGATGACGGTGAAATTCAATTTATAGCTGGTGGCGGCGCAAGCGAACGAATGCGCATTGCCGCAGACGGCGGACTTTTTGTTTATGATTTGCTTGCAAGTACATCGGTTTCAAATCCTCAAATTAGATTTAATATTTCAACAAAAGAATTGTATTATCAAAGTTCATCATTGAGGTACAAAGAAGAAGTCGAAAACCTTGGCAGTCAGATTGACAAGTTGATGAACCTTAGAACTGTAAAATTTAAAGTCAAAGGTACAAATGAAGATGCAACTGGTTTAATTGCTGAAGAAGTTGTTGACGTTTTACCTGAACTTGTTTTCAAAAGACAAATTGAAGGTTTTGACGAACCGCAAATTGACGGGGTTTCCTACGGTGATTTACCAACATATTTATTGAAAGCAATACAAGAACAACAAGAAATGATAAACGAATTGAAGACAGAAATACAAACTTTAAAATCACAAATAAATTCATAAAAAATGGCAAATACTTATTCCTGGGTCATTGGTGACCTCGAAGCAAAAATCGAAAGCGACGGCATGCAAAACGTCATTGAAACTGTTCATTGGCGATTGCAAGCAACCGACGCAAATGAAAATGTTGCGGACGTTTATGGGTCAATTGGACTTGAAGCGCCTGAAGCTGAATCATTCATTGAATTTGATTCTTTAGCACAATCTGACGTTGAAGGTTGGCTTGAAGCAAACCTTGATGTTGATTCATTAAAAGCGGGACTTGATTCGCAACTTGAACTTATTGCAAACCCGACACACGTCAATTTGCAATTATCTTAATTATTAATTTTTAAATTTTTATATCATGGGAAAAAAAGAAAAGACCCCTATAATGATTGACGACCAAGAATATTTTTTTGAAGACTTGACAGATGAACAAAAAGCACACGTCAATCACATTGCGGATTTAGACCGCAAAATTGTAAATTCAAAGTTTAACTTGGAACAACTTGAATTCGGCAAACAAGCGTTTGTGACTGCTTTAAAGGAATTGTTGTAGTATGAATCCAATCAACGGAACAACTTTTTTGTTGTATAAAGGCGACATCGCGGTTGGTCACACAACGGGTGTTGCCTTGACGTTGGACGTTGACCTTGTTGAAAGCACAAACAAAGATTCACTTGGGTTTCAAGAATTATTGCCCGGCGTTCGTTCGGGTCAACTTACTGCAACGGGTTTCACTAATTATGACGACGCCGTAAACTTTGAAGAACTTGCGGACATGGTATTGACGCGCACCCGCGCTGAATTCTTTTTGTCACAAGCTACGGGCGCACAAGGACTTGTTTTTCAGGGCGAAGGATTTGTCACAAGTGTTGAAGAAGTTGCGGAAATGGAAGCCGTGACGTCGTATGACCTTGAAATTACCGTGACCGGACTTTATTCAATTATCGATGAAACTGACGGTGAAATTTGGAACTTTGCAAATGACATTTGGAATCAAGTTGACATAAATTGGAACAATGTTTGACAATTTTAAAATACGTATATTTGTATAAAATTTTTAAACCATGGCAACATCTGGAGTTTTTAACGGAACCGACTTAATTGTAAAACTTGATACAAACGGCGGTACACTTGCGAAAGTTGGTCACACGACTTCGTGTTCAATTTCACTTTCAAATGATTTGCCCGAAGCTACAACCAAAGATTCAGGCGGATTCGCTGAACACATTGCGGGTGTTATTTCCGGGGAAATTTCTTTTGACGGTTTGGTTGTTTACGATGAAAGTGGTTCACCAACACCAAAGAACGCAATTGACCTGGCTGACTTTTTACTTGCACGAACCAAACTTGACGTTTCTTTTGGAACTGAAGAAACTGGCGACGCAATTTATCAAGCTGACGGATTTTTATCAAGCGTTGAAATCAGCGCGGAAATGGAAAGTCCCGTTTCATATACGGGTTCAATTACATTGACCGGTGCGATTACAAAGGACACAAACTAAAATAACGTAAAAGGGGATTATAATGGCAAACAGAAAAAGGGGGTTTTACACCGTGAAACTTGGTGGGAAAAACCGCACGTTGCATTTTAGCATGAATTTTTGGGCAAACTTCACCGACGAATTGAATTTGCCTATTGACCAAATTGGTAATGTTTTCCAAGGGGGCGTTTCAATAACTGCGATACGCGCCCTTGTTTATTCTGCATTATTGGCGAATGAACAAGAACAAGGAAACGAAATTGACTTCACAATTTTCACGGTTGGCGCTTGGCTTGAAGACCTTGACGCAAATGAACTTGAAAGCATTGTTGAAGCAATGACCGAATCAAAAATTCTTGGTAACGACTTGAACGCGGGCATAAAACGCAACGTCACAAAATCCACAAAAGCGTCGGGAAAGTAAATACCCGACTTACTTGGAATCATTTGCTTGACTACTACATCGGGCAAGTCGGGGTTCAACCAAAAGATTTTTGGTCATACACTTGGGCGGAAAATCAATTGCTTGGCGAAGCGCATACAATCAAACAAAATTTGGAATGGGAACGAACGCGCTATGTTGCAACAATGTTGTTCAACATTAATTGTTCAAAGCGTGCGCAAATGATAACGCCCGACAAACTTTTCCCATTGCCACAAGACGTTTATTTGGAACGTGGAAAACCAAAGTCAGAACCAAAACAAGCAATGGAATTTTTGAAACGTGTTGAACAAATGAAGCAAAAAAACCAGTCAAAAAAATGACCCTTTTTTTGTTTTATGTTAAATTAAAAAAACATTTTTAAAATCAAAAAAACCTTTAAATTCCTACGAAGGAAAATTGCGCCTATTTCACGAACTATTTTTTTTTATATATATATATGCCAAAAGGGTCAAATGCGCTTAAAACGCACGAAAACCGCTTTAAAATGGATTTTACCCTTTTTTAAAAAAACACGTTTTTTAGTATAAAAACGACGTGAATTCCTACAAAAAAACACCGCAATAAATTTCGTATTTTTGTGGAAAACTTATCCATGTCAAACACATTGAAAGTCGTCTTGACGGGCGACGCGTCGCAACTGAATTCGGCACTTAATAAGACAAGCGCACGTTTGAAAAACTTTGGTTCAAAGGCGCAAGCAATAGGTTCAAAAATTTCAAGAAACTTGACAATGCCGTTGACATTGGTTGCTGGTGCATCGGTAAAACTTGCGGTTGACTTTGACAAGTCAATGACAAAGATTGAATCCCTTGTTGGAATCGCGGGTGATGAAGTTGCCAAAATGGGTGAAACCGCCAAACAAATGGCAACCGACACGGGACGTTCAGCATCGGAAGCCGCTGACGCATTGTTTTTTATTACGTCCGCCGGTTTGGAAGGTGAACAAGCAATGAACGTTTTGAACGCATCTTTGAAAGCCGCCGCGGTTGGACTTGGTGACACCGCAACTGTTGCCGACCTTGCAACGTCCGCAATGAATGCTTACGGCGCGGACACCTTGGGGGCATCGGACGCAACTGACGTTTTGGTTGCCGCCGTTCGTGAAGGAAAACTTGAATCATCTGAACTTGCTGGCGCAATGGGTTCAGTTTTGCCAATCGCGTCAAACATGGGTGTTTCATTCAACGAAGTGGGTGCGGCATTTGCGGCAATGTCCCGAACGGGTACGAACGCCGCGGTTGCATCAACACAATTGCGTGGAATCCTTAATGGTTTATTGAAACCAACAAAAGAAGCTGAAGATGCACTTTCCGGAATGGGATTGTCGTCGGCTGACCTTCGTAAAACAATTCGTGAAGACGGTTTATTGGCAACCCTTGAAATTTTAAAAACAAACTTTGAAGGCAATGACGAAGCCGCCGCAAAGGTATTTGGAAACGTTCGTGCATTGTCCGGGGTCATGGATTTATTAGGTGCGGGCGTAGATTCAACCCGTGAAATCTTTGCGGAAATGAACAAGGTTCAAGGCGCGACGGCAACCGCATTTGACGCAACTTCACAATCCGCATCGTTTCAATTGCAAAAAGCATTGACCGGTGTTCGTAATTCATTGACAGAAGTTGGCGGAACCTTATTGTCAGCGGTATTGCCACACATTCAAAAATTCACAAGTTTTATTCAAGGATTGGTTCAATCTTTTATGAACTTGAATCCACAAACCCAAAGTTTGGTTTTGGGACTGACTGCAATTGCCGCGGCACTTCCGGCAATTTTAAGTGTTGCGGGTGCATTAGCAACGGCACTTGGTGCGATACTAACGCCCGCCGGACTTGTTGTTGCCGCACTTGCGGCGGTTGCAACAATTGTTGTTCAAAACTGGGGCGTTGTAAAAAAGACGCTTGTTGACGTTGCAAACTATTTTATTGACCTTTACAATGAATCATTGGCGTTTCGTTTAATCATTGAAGGGTTTGTTGCGTTATTTAAAACAATATTTGACGCCGGTGTCGCGCTTGTCAATGGCTTAATCAATCAATTCAAAATTGCCGCGAATTTTATCAAGGGACTTTTTTCAAATGTTGGAAAAATTGTGCAAGGTGCTTTTTCATTAAGTCCAACCATGATAAAAGAAGGACTTGCGGGAATTAGTGATGTTCTCATTGACGGTGTTACCGACACGGCGGAAAATGTCAAAGACGTGTTTGCCGACATTGGAACTTCAGGGGCTGAAAACTTTACCGAAGCATTTGAAAAATCTATGCGTCCGCAAAAGATTGCGAACGTGACTGAAGAAGGATTGCAACAAGGACTTGACAATGTTGTTTCTTCAATTAAAAGCAAAGTCGCCGGAATCTTTACAGTTGGCGGGGCTGGCGCAACTGCAACGGGCGCAACGACTGCAACGGGCGGTGAAGCTGACCCAACATTTTCAAGTGTATTTGGAACGCCTGAAGCCGAAGCGTTTGACCCGAATGCGGTTGAATTTATTGACGACGTAGATTTTGAAGAATTACATGCTGGGATTGATGCAACAGTCAACAAGATGAATCAAATGAAATCTATTTCGGAACAAATGGGACAAGGTATTTCGGACGCATTTGGCGCAATGGGACAATCAATTGTCGAATCCCTTGGACTTGCTGACGGGGCGTTTGGTTCATTTCTTTCGTCTTTTATTACAAATGCGATGCAATTTATTGCGGTGTCATTAGCGCAATCAATGGGGTTTGCGGTTCAGGGTGCCGCACAATCCGCCGCCGCCGCCGGACCATTTGCCGCGTTCGTACTTCCAGCGCTTATTGCTGGGGCAACCGCCGCGATTTCGGGTGCATTTAAAAAGGTTCCAAAGTTTGCAAACGGTGGTATTGTATCAACACCAACACTTGGAATGTTCGGGGAATATGCGGGCGCACGTCAAAATCCTGAAGTTGTTGCACCGCTTGACCGATTAAAATCAATGATTGAACCAAGGGGCGCGCAACAAGTTGACGTTGGCGGTTCATTCCAATTGCGTGGTCAAGACCTTGTTGTTGCATTACAACGCGCCGAAACAAATCGTGGACGTATAAAATAAAAAAATGGCTTACGGGGTTAAATATCGACTTGAATTTTCCGATGTTTTGGGAAACGCAAAAAAAATTGAAATTGAAAAAGACGGCTATTCAGGAACGGTGTTGCCATTAATTGGAACCGCCGACCCGGTTTCTATTAAGTGGGAAGGCGACGACGACTTTTATTCGCCAATCATTGGTTCGACTTGTACGTTAAATTTATTTGTCACCGACACGGTTCAATATGATAATTTTTACGCATTTAATGAAGAAGAATTTAAGGTCAAAATTTACTACAAAGACGACGCCGATGTTTATCGATTATACTGGGCGGGGTTCATTGTGACGGATTCATACAAACAATCACTTCAATCAACACCTTTTGAAATTAGCATACAAGCGCATGACGGGATTGGACTTTTGTCAACGCAATTCATGGAAATTAGAAACACCGACGGTTTTCAATTGGCAACCGGCGTGATTAATAGGGATTTGATTTTAAATTTTATTGTTGATGCAATTGCAAAAACAAACCTTGAATTGAATGTTTATATAAGTACGGGATTCAGAACAAATGTATTTGATAATTCGGGCGGAAATACTTTTTCAAAATACACAAATGATTTGAAGGTTGTTGATTGTAAAACATTTATTGAAAATGTATGCAAAAAAATAAACGCAAGAATTTTTCAATCACATGGCAATTGGTATGTCATAAACAATTCGGAATATCTTGACCATGATTTTTTTGATGACCAAGTTGACGGTACAATTTCGTCAAACATCAGAAATGCGGAAACAAAAATGTTGCAAACTGAAGGTTCTGAAAATCCTGAATTTGCGGTTTATTTAAACAATGGAAGCTTTGTTTTTAATTCTTCAGGAACAGATGTTTTAATTAAAACAAAAACCGATTTGACACCAATAAACAATGATTTAATTGTTGAATACATACCGCCGACAAAAATTATTGAAACAACTGCAAATTTATTGTCAAGAAATGATTTTGGAAAAATACAAAACAACGACCCGTTTTTTGAATTACCAACAAACAATTGGACAATCACTTCCAGTCGCGCCGAAATCGGTGAATTTGGCTACGCTTTAAAAGGAACGCATTCAATAAGAACAAATCAATCAACAAATAGTTCTTCAACATTTACACAAATGTTTTTGGGGGCGTCAAATGACCCTGGTGACACCTTGACGTTTTCAAAAGATAGTTCGGTCAATTACAGTTTTAACTACTATCTAAACGGAACACTTGGAACCGGTTCGTCAGTTCCTTTTGCTATTAATTACAATATCGAAAGAATATACAATTTTGGAACACTTTCGCAAGTGTCTGAATTTTGGGACACCGAAAATGAAGAATGGGTTTCAACTGCGCCAAATAATCAATTTGAAGTTGACACCGCAAATTCTTGGCAAAGTTTTAATGTCACAACAACAGAAACACAAAGAAGAATAAATTGCGTCACTAAATTGATTTTTTATTTACCTTACAAACATAGCGGAACAAACATGACGCATTTGTATTTTGATGACATTAGGTTTGAAAAAGATGAAGACTTTTTTAAAAATGAAATTTCATCAAGGGAATTGACAATCAATTCAAGAAAATTAGAAAACAAATACAATGACATTCAAGGTTTGACGTCAGCACAACGCGCAAGAAGTGGGACATTGTTGTCATTTGAAGAACTTACAACACAACAAAAAATTAACGACTTTAGAACTTTTTTATCAAGGTATGAAGGAACGTTTTACAATAATATAAAAACGCCAATTTCGCCAAGGAATAAAATTTGGGTTGACTTTACAAAAGTTTTTATTCAATATGTAAACGGCGGACAAGAAGAAAATCGAATATACACAAATGATTCAGTTGCTGACATTAGTGTCGGCGATTATGTTACTGGCGGAAATCCGTCAAGTCCAATCACAACAGAAATTCAAGTCACACAAGTTGTCACGGGTTCGCCAAACTATATTGTGATTGACGACGATTATCAATCAAATGTTGGTGACGTTTTTGCAATTACTGAACAATCATTTGTCAATGTCCCGGTTTCAAATGAATATGCAACACACGAACCCGTTTCATGTATGATTGATTCAATGGAATACAACGTCAAAGCAAACACCGTTTCAGTTGTCATGCACGTTCCAAATCAAGATGACGACGTTTCTTCAACTTTCAATCAAACATTTGAATAAGACACAAACGTCCCTTCCCTTGTTTGCTGACCCCCAATTTCTTTTGAATGCGGGGGTTTTTTTATTTTTTTTTAAAAAAACTTTTGTAATTAAAAAAATTCTTTTATATTTGTACTATAAAATTAAAACAATGAAAAATCTTAAAAATTTAAAAAATTACAAAACACTTGAAAGATTGGAATTGAAGGCAACCGATACAAGAGGAACAAGAATGCCTTCATTGAAAATGGTTGCGCGCCTTTTGGACGAACTTGGGATTGACAACATTTGTCATGAAACTTCAACCCAAAAATGGTCAAAACCTTCCGGCTATCGTTATTACACAAGCGGCGGTTCGCGAACTTATAATGGTTATGACCTTTGGATTCCTGAAATTAATATGCGTTTAGATTCAACGGAAACTTATTATTCTTGGAACGCTTATTCAAATGCACGGGAAATTCTCGAATTGATTCGGGAAAAAACATCTTAAAAATCAACCGCCTTCGGGCGGTTTTTTATTGAAACATATTTTTTTATTTTAAAATTTATTTTGTAAATTCGCAATGATTATGAACAAAAATGAAATCACAATCACACTTTCGCGAAACGAAATCGCCGAAGTGTTGTCAACTTTTCGAACTGCAAAAACGCAATTCGATTTTTGGCATGAAAGTCAAGAATTGACATTTCAAAAATTAAACACTATCATTCAAAATTTTGAAAGTATGAATGGAATATTTGAATGGCATTTTAAACAAGAATTGCAACGCTTAAAAATAAAACGTTTTGACGTGTGCAAAATCCTTGATTGTACAATGCCAACGCTTAAAAGTCGTGTCGAAAATCCCGGTTCGATTACGATTAATGAAATGAACAAATTGGTCAATGCGGGATTTGACCGTCTAATTTTTTTGAACAATGAAGAAAATCAACATCAAGGGAAAGGAATACATTCCAGTCAATGAACGATTGATTCACTTCAATAATCAACCACAATTCAAAGGTTGGTCAATTGTTGAATCAGTTGTTTCAATAGACGAGAAGGAAGGAATTTTCAAAGTCACTATTGTTGATGACAACGGCGCTGAAAAAGCGTCGGCGCATTCGCAAGAATATCGCGACAGTTCTTATATAAATAAAACGTCATTTGTTGAAAACGGTTTCACGTCCGCACTTGGACGCGCGCTTGGTTATTTAGGAATCGGAATTGACACGTCGATTGCGTCGGCTGAAGAAGTCGCAAACGCGGTCAACAATCAATCCAAACAAACCAAACCGCAAGCAAAACCAAAATTGACAAATGTACAATTGGAAAAAACTTTGAATGGAACACCGCATCAAGCAAAAAAGGTGTTTGAAAAATTTGAAGTCAGCGCGCAACAACGCGAAAAAATCGTGCAAAAATTTAGCGCGTAAATATTTTTTTTTAACATTAATTTTTAATTTTTTAACATGGAAAACACAAAAACGCTTGTTAACGGTTTAATCGTCAAGCA